ATTGGATGAATAAAACTCAAGAAGAACCAACAGGTGAAGCCGAGTAATGAAATCCTTTGCAGACATTCAGGTCGAATTACGTGAGGCAAAATTTAAATTGCCACGTGGTCATAAAGACCTGAAGACTGATGTTGTAAAGATTGGTGGTAAGAAGATTAATATCTCTTACACTGAATACAGAGGTAAGGTTCATGTATATGTAGATGGACAAGACTTCGGTGGTGCAACATATAAAGACTTAAAGACTGCAGAGAAAGAAATGAAAGGAATGAAAGAAGTCATAAAACAAATGTCAGAAGAAGAAAACATAGACATAGAGGAAATTTTCAATGAAATTAATATCAGAGTTTAATGACTATAGTGTTTCTCCAATTATTGTAGAGGAGAACGAAAAAGGACAAAAAGAATACTTTATTGAAGGTATCTTCATGCAGTCTGAAATAAAGAACAGAAATGGTCGTATTTACCCTAAAGAAGTAATGGAAAAGGAGGTAAAACGATACGTAAAAGAATTCGTTGAGAAAGATAGAGCATTTGGTGAGTTAGGACACCCTGACGGCCCGACTATCAATCTTGACAAAGTGTCACACTTAATTACTAAGTTAGAAGAAGACGGAAATAATTACGTGGGACGTGCAAAAATTTTAAGCACACCCAATGGTCAAATCGTAAGAAATTTGATTGATGATGGTGCTAAATTAGGAGTTTCATCTAGAGGTCTAGGTTCACTAGAACAAAAAGGTGGTTCTCAATATGTTAAAGATGACTTTCAACTTGCAACAGCAGGTGATATCGTTGCAGACCCGTCTGCTCCTGAAGCTTTCGTTAACGGAATTATGGAAGGAACAGAGTGGGTATATGAAAACGGACTATTAACTGCAAGACAAATAGACGAAATGCAGACTGAAATTAAGACTGCTAAGTCTTCTAAGTTGGAAGAAGTCAAATTAAACCAATGGAAGAGGTTTGTTGAGAACCTCTAACATATAAATAAAAAAGTAAACTCAAACAGGAGAAAAACATGGCAGAGTTAGAAAAAAACCAAGAAACTGTTGAAGAAACAGTTGAAGCTATAGAGGAAGGTCAACAACCTAACGCTAAAGCTGAAGATGGTGACAAGAAGCCTGTAAAACAAGGGTCATCTGACGCTGAGAAAATCGAAAGCGGAAAAGGTGATGTCGTCAAACCTGAAGAAAATCCTGTTGACAAAGCTGTTGCATCAGTAAAAGCTGCTGAAAAAGCACCTTCAAATGAAGGTGACGCTCAGAAGAAAGGTGCAGACAAACCCGAAAAAATGGAAAAAATTAAGAAAGTTTCCGAGGGTGAAGAAGAATCTAAGAAAGATGTTGCAGAAACATCTAAAATGGAGAACATCAAAGCTATCGTCAACAACATGAAGGAAATGACTAAAGAGGAACTTCAAAAAACTTTTGGTGAAGTATCAGAAGAAGAAGAAGTTGACGAAAGTTTAACAAAAGCAGAAGTCGCTAGAAAAATTGTTGAAACACTCAAGAAACTTGACGCTGAAGAAGTTGCAAAGATTCGTGAGAAGTATGAAGACGAAGAAGATGATGACGATGATGATGACGATGACGATAACGACATCGAAGAATCAAAATCTGCTGAACTTGAATCTTCATTAGTGGAGATAGAAGTAGAAGACGACCTATCTGCAATCTCAGAAGCACTAGAACTATCAGAAGAGAATCAAGAAAAAGCAAAAACAATCTTCAAAGCTGCAGTGACTTCAAAAGTTGCTGAAATCAAAGAAGAACTTGAGACTCAGTATTCAGAAGAATTAAAAACCTCAGTAGATAAAGTTAAAGGTGACCTTGCGGAAGCTGTAGACAAATATCTAACATATTGTGCAGAAGAGTGGACGAAAGAAAACGAACTCGCAATTGAGAGAGGTTTGAGGTCAGAAATGACTGAAAACTTTATCGAAGGATTAAAAACATTGTTCGTAGAACACTATGTTGATGTCCCTGAAGATAAGTATAATGTTATTGACGAACTCGCAAATAGACTCGATGAGATGGAAGAGAAACTTGACAGTGAAGTGTCTAAAAACATGGAAATTGTTGAGGAGAACGACTCTCTCAAAAGAGGTAATGTGATTAGAGAAGCCTGCGAAGACTTAACTGAATCACAAAAAGAGAAAATGGAATCACTTGCTAATGGTGTAGACTTTAAAGATATCGAAGACTTTAGTGATAAAGTTAACGAAATCAAAGAAGCTTACTTCCCAGCAGAAGGTGAAACCATCTCTGAGGATACAATAGTAGAAGAAGGAACTGGAGAAATCTCAGAAGAGAAAGAACCTGTTCTTGACCCTCAAATTGCTCAATACTCAGAGGCATTAAGTAAACTAAAACCATTAGGTTAAATTTAAAGGAATAAAAAATGTTTTTATCAGAAAACTTACAGGAGAAGTGGGAGCCGATTCTAGAGCACTCCGATTTACCAAAAATCGAAGACAACTACAAACGTGCAGTCACAGCTGTTATCCTTGAAAACCAAGAAAAAGCTCTTAACGAAGATAGAGCTACTCTTGCAGAAGCAGCACCTTTAAATTCCACTGGCACAGGTATTTCTAACTGGGATCCGATATTGATTTCATTAGTAAGACGTGCTATGCCAAATCTCGTTGCATACGACATTTGCGGTGTTCAACCAATGACAGGCCCAACTGGTCTTATCTTTGCTATGAAAGCAAGATATAATGATGACGTAGACGCAGACAGATTGAATACATCAGAAGCTTTACACAACGAAGCTAGAACTGATTACTCAGCATCTGCTCAAACAACATCAACATCAGTAGGAAGTGACCACTCAGGTGACCCATTCAATGGTTCATATGCGTCACAAACTTCAGGCGGTATGTCAACAGCTTCAGCAGAATCACTAGGTGATGGTGCTGGAAACCATTTTGCTGAAATGGCATTCTCAATTGAGAAAGCTACAGTGACAGCGAAATCAAGAGCACTTAAAGCGGAATACTCATTAGAACTTGCTCAAGACCTTAAAGCAATCCACGGCCTTGACGCAGAATCAGAACTTGCAAACATTCTATCATCAGAAATCCTTGCTGAAATCAACAGGGAAGTTGTAAGAAGTGTTAACAACCAAGCGAAAACTGGTGCAGCTGCTACAGCTTCAGCAGGAACTTTCAACTTGGACGTTGATGCAAATGGTAGATGGTCTGTAGAGAAGTTCAAAGGATTATTGTTCCAAATCGAAAGAGAATCAAACGTTATTGCTAAAGAAACAAGAAGAGGAAAAGGAAACTTTATTCTTTGTTCTTCTGATGTTGCTTCAGCACTATCAATGGCTGGTGTATTAGATTACGCACCTGCTCTTTCAACTAACCTTAACGTTGACGATACTGGTAATACTTTTGCTGGTGTATTAAACGGAAGAGTTAAAGTCTATATAGACCCATATGCGTCTGCAGACTACTTAACTGTAGGTTATAGAGGTTCAAACCCTTATGACGCTGGATTATTCTATTGCCCATACGTTCCATTACAAATGGTTCGTGCAGTTGGTGAGAATACTTTCCAACCAAAAATTGGTTTCAAAACAAGATACGGAATGGTATCTAATCCTTTTGTTGGTTCAACACCTTCAGACGGACTTGCTTCAGCAGGAACAAACCAATACTACAGAAAATTTGCAGTATCAAACATTCTGTAATCGAATTAAATTTCGAACTAAAGGGGACTTCAAGTCCCCTTTTTTTATGTCCTAAATAAAAGGACGTAAACACACATACACACAAGGAGGAAATTATGTCAAATGGAAAATCAGGGTTCGAAATCCGAGCCGACTTACTAAATCAAGCACAAGGTCTATTGGAAGGAAATCTCTATAGAGAGAATGAAAAAATCGATAGACATAATGAAGTGTTCCCAAATGATAAAAAATCATTAGGTGACCAATTCGTTAGTGTAGAGGAGGTTATTTCAACTGCAAGACAATTAAACGAGTTTGTCAACGAGAAATAACTAAATAGTATTGTGGGGTGGAATTATTCACCCCCTTTAGAAGGAATAAATTATGTCAGAATATGCAAAAACAGTGAAAGTGTTAGAAGGCCCTTGGGAGAAAAGTGCATTCCCAAATGGTATAGAAACGACAGACGTTATCAGTAGAACAATATCTACACGATACATTAAGGACGGATACCTTTGTGAAGAGGTAGTTCAAAGAGAATATCGTGGTGACGATTATCAAGACACCACAACGTCTAAAAGGATTATAAAACTTGACTGAAATAAACAAATCAATTCTTAATAAGAATAATTTTAGATTACTAATTGACAAAGTTCCAACAGTGGAATACTATGTGCAATCAGTTAATATCCCAGGCTTGTCATTTACAGAAACAATAAGTGCAGCTGGTGTAGGACTAGATGCATTTTTCCCTGGCGATAAAGTGTCATTCGAATCACTAAGTGTATCATTCTTAGTAGACGAAGACCTTGCAAACTTTAAAGAAATGTATGACTGGATGAATGCAATTGTTCCCGTATCAGACCCAAGTGCATATGAGTCTTACGTAGGGACTACAAAGACCACTACAGGACTCCTCAGTGACGTTGAGAACGATTTAAATCAGTATTCCGACATAACTATAGTGGTTAATACCAATAAAAACATACCTAATAAGTTCTTTAGGTTTCACGATGCATTCCCTATATCCCTCAGTGGTATAGAACTGCAAAGTGGTGCTGAAACAGACGCTGTTGTTGCAACAGTTGAGTTCAGATTCACATATTACGATATCGAATCAACCTCTTAAAACACCTATTAATACTACCATAAATATGGTATAATAGTATATTATGACTTTAGATGAAATTAAGAAAGAGTGGGAAAAGGATTGTGAGATAGACGATATCGAGTTAGATAAATCGTCTTTAGAAGTTCCTAAACTCCATGCAAAATATCAAGACTTATTGTCTAGTAAGATTCTTGTTATGAAACAGTATCAATTCAAATATGATACACTTCTAAAGAATAAGTGGTTGTGGTATAACGGAAAAATGTCACAAGAACAAATTCAAGAGTTGGGTTGGTCAGACGACCCTTTAGACGGATTAAAGATTATGAAAAATGATTTACAAATTTTCTATAATTCTGATAAAGATATTCAAGAACTCAATGCAAAAATCGAATACTTAAAAGTCACAATAGATTACCTCAAAGAGTGTATGCAAAATATCACTTGGAGACACCAAACGATTAAGAATACAATCGATTGGAGAAAATTCATGGCAGGTTCATAATGATACACGATAAACATGTTTGGATTGCAGAAGCATTCTTCACACCTACAGAAGTAGATTCTATACTTGCACTTGCAAATAAAAAAGATTGGGACGAAGGAAGGATTGGTTTTGATGGTGGAGGAGACCCTGATGCACAAGAAGCTGATAGTGGTGCAGTAAATAATGAAATCAGACAATCACAAGTTAAGTGGTTAATGGTTAATGATTTGAGTGAAGCGTTTCACAAAAAACTTTATTCTGCAGTTCAATATGCGACTGGAGATAATCATTGGAATTGGGAGTTTACTAGTTGGGAAAATTTTCAATTTACGAATTATACTGCAAAACCAAATTTACCTAAGGGTGATTTTTATACTTGGCACACTGATGCAGGCCCACCAACACGTTCAAGTTATGCAGA